ATTCGCCGTGGTGGGCCGGGTCTGGGCAAAGCTGCCGTCGTTCTGGATTCTGGCGCCAACGGTATGGTGCAGGTAGGCGTGCTGCTCCAGGTTGCGGGTGTGCCCGTGCCGCTCGTCCAGCACCGCGCCACCGCCGCCCTGCCAGAACACATAGGCCACTGGCGTATAGCTGGTGTCGGTGATGGACCAGGCGCCAAGCAGTTCGGCCAGCTCCAGCGCCCCCGCCCCGTCATCCCGCGCCACAATGTAATGCCCGCCCTCGGCCGGCGTCTCGCCCAGGTCCAGCGATAGCCCCGCGGTCAGGGCATACTCCGTGCCGTTCAGCCAGATGGACTGGGCCGTAGGCACGGCCAGGAACAGGATGGCGTCGGCGATGCTGAGGCTACTGCCGGTGCGGCCCTCGAAGCCGTGAAACACCAGTTGATTCACATCCGCGCCGGCTTCGATGCCATCCAGCTTGGCCTTGTCCTCGTGGGTCATCAGGCCATCGGTCTCGCCGGCGCCAGTGGGGACGGCCAGGTCGGCGGGCTGTACCGACGTTCCCGCCAGGTCCAGCGCATCAATTACGGCTTGCGCATCTGCGTAGCCAGTCAGTTCAGCCGTTGCCATTAGGTGGGCACTCCGATGTTAAGTATCACAGGCTCGCGGCCAGGGCGAACAATTCATCCATCTGGGCCTCGGACAATCCCAGCGCGGTGCCGGCGCTCGCCACCAACGGCCAGGTGCGCTGCCAGACGGTACGGGCGGCATATTCAATCTGCACGGCCCGGGACTGGGTAGCGACCCACGCCTCCAGGGCGTCGAGCACGCCGACTTGCAACAGGGCCAGCCGTCCTTGGGCAGGCGAACAGCTCATGACGGCGCGGCGGGCGTTCAGTTCAGCCGCCAGGGCCTGGTCGTATTCCGTCTGATCCATGACGGCAAGCACGCCGGGGACGGCGGTATCAGCCGCATCGTCGCATGTCCCATAAAATACGGGGTGGGCTGTAGGATAGCGACTCTCCAGCGCAAACCCGAAAAGCAGCCCGGCCACGGGTGGATTAGCTGGACCATTCCGGGTGGGTGCAATCAGGCATGGCACGCCGGTCTTGGCGTCAACGTAGGTGAAGGATAAATATTTCATGCCGCCGCCTCGGTATACGTTGAGATTGTCACAGGATTAATCGCCGCACAGCCCGCGCCCGGCCGCTGTACGACTTACTGAAGATGTACTGACGGCCGGGGCTGGACGAGTAGAAGTCCTGATACAACGCGTCGGACGCCGAAAACTCAGAGCTGCTCCAGTAATAGGACGATCCGAAAGCCATAGCCTCTGCCCCGCCAGTTTTGAAGGCAGCGACGCTTGTTTGCGCCGGATCGCTCGTGGTATAGGCGGCGCCCGCTGGATCGCTATTGCGATTGATGCCGTGATGGGGCAGTGCATCGTCCAGATTGGCGTCTATGGTATAGGCGGCAGCGTTAGGGCGGTCTTGGGTGGTGTAGTTACCATTTGTCACCGGCTTGAGGTTACGCCACAACAACTCTAGCTCGTCTCGCGCGGGGATATACCAATCTGTATAGCCTGACAGTCCCTCCCCATCGTTCAGCTCGCGCAACGCCTTGGCCCAATGGGCCAGCGGATAGACCGTGCTGGTATCGGCGGCGATCATGGCATCGGTTGCCGCCAGTCCATTGGTTAGCGTAAAACAGGCGGTGGGCGCGGCGGTGTTAGCGTTTTTGTACAGCACGCTGGCGTTTTCGCCACCACTTTTCGGCGCCACGATGATCTTGTAGCGGGCCGCCAGCACCCAGGCGGAGAATGTACCCGTACCGTCAATGCTGGTGATATTGACGGTCAGGCTCGTCTCATCCCTGTCCGCCACCGTGCCGTACATAAACACCTGGCCAGCATTGGTAGGGCCAGGCGCAATCTTCAGCTCCTGACCAAAATAGAAGTCGTGCGGTGTCGCCGGCACGGTAAAGACTTTTTCCCCCAGGCCGATGGCCAGTTCACCGCTGGCGCTGGTCACCGTATCCCAGATGGCCCCAGCGTAATAGCCGCCACCCAGCGCATCGCCTAGCGAGGGCGGCGCGTCTGGGGCGGTAATGAGGTCCTGGTTGAGTGTGACGGTGAAGGTCAGCGTCCTTTCGATGTCACCCCACGCCACCGTCAGGGTATCGGTGCACGCATAGGCCGGAGCGGTGTAAAGGATGGTGTTGCCGGTCCTGACCGCCGTCCCCTCGCTAACGGTCAGCGTATAGGTGGAATAGCTATCGTAAGCGGACAGGTAAAAGCTAAGACTCTCGCCGGCCGGCACGGTAAGCACGCCGGTACCGACCAGAGGGACGGCAAGATCGCCCAGGAATTGGCCCTGAATCTGAGCAACAGAAGTGTAGCCGAGATTGGAGGCTTCATCCGTCCCATCAGCCACGAGGAAGTGGGTCGGAACGGCTACGGCCTGGCGGACTGACTTACTCATACCGAACTCCACGTTAGGGGCTCATCGCCCCAGAACAACGCCTGCGCGCTCCACAGCAGCACAGGCCCTAAATACGCAACGCCAATGTAGTTGCCGTCTTCCGTCACCAGGTAGATGCCGTCCTGGGTGACTAACTCGAAGGGGGCGTCTGGAGACGGACCAACTGCCCCGGCATCACTGCCCGCCCACGCGAGTCGCAGTAACTGCGTCAGGTTGAGCAGTTGCGTCAGGGCGGCCATTAGGTGGGCGTCCAGGGGGTGACGGCGAGAATCGAACTGGTGACGCCGCCAACGGTGCGGGCATAAACGATGCCTGGACCGATCAAGGTCCGGTTGATGGCGTCGCGCTCGGCGCCAAACAGGGCATGACCATGCAGGCCGTCCAGATCGGCGAGGGATGCGCCGATGGCGACCTCAACCTGGTACAAGGCATCGGCGGGGGCCGTCAGCAGGAAGTCCTGGCCGGCGGCGACAACCTGGGTCCAGGCGTCGGTGATGGCGATATTGGCGGTGCTCATGGCTGCAACCTGTGCGGGTAATGAAGGGGGCGATGGTCATGGCGTGCCGATCAGGCGGCGCATCCTGTAGGGGCGGGTTTCAAACCCGCCCGTAAGGGTGGGGCCATGGCAACTGTTAAGAAATCCTGAACAGTTCGCGGCGCAACCGGCGAGGATCTCTCGGCGGTTCATTGGCCAACCCCCAGCAGGGCCAGCACGACGCAGACGATGGCGCCGATTGTCGCCAAGGCAAAGGCCAGCAGGTCCCAATCGGGGCGCGCGGGGCGGCGATTGTCGGGCAGCATGCTGGCCATGGCGGGTCCTCCGAAGCGGCGGCCTTAGGGCCCCGCGATGAATGGGGCGGGCGCGGGTGGCCGCGCCCGCGGGTCTTAGGTGGTAATGCCGCTCAGCTTGTAGGCGGCGCCAGCGAAAATGACGGCCTCATCCACATGCTGCCGAGCGCGGATGATGGTGCTGCGGCGCTCTTCCTCGCGGTAGGACTCGACCACTACCGTCTGCGGGGCATCGGCAAACCACAGGAAGGTGCGGCCAAATACCGGCTCGCGCAGGCGATCACCACCCGTCGAACGGCGAATCAGGTGGACATATTCATCGTCCATCAGATCGGCCAGGGTGAAGGCCTGGCCTTTCTTGGTACTATCGCGCTGCCCGCTGGAGACCAGCACATCCAGGCCGAGATACTGGCTCAGAATACGGCGCTGGGCCTCCTCCGATCCCATCTCGATGGGGTTGGTGTACTGCAAAGCGGTTTTGATTTCCGCCGTATTGAGGGCGTTGCGGAACACCTTGTAGCCCATAGCAATCGCATTGGGCAAGATTCCGAAAGCGGCGCGCATGGCCTCGCGGCCGGTCTCGATATTGGCGCGCGGCGTGGCGGTGGCGGCCGTATTCCAGGTGACGCCAACCGCCGAGGTGTAGGCATTGGCTTCCAGTAAAGCGATGACGCGCTTCTCATGACCGCGCAGCATCGTGTCCACGCAGATTTCGGTGGCGATCATCTCGGCATCGAAATAGCGGCGATAGAGGGCGGCCTCCACGTCGTCAACCGGCTCTTCCCAGCCGTACTCTTCGGCCTTATAGGTGCCGACTTCGAATTCCCATTCGCCGCGGTTATAGGTGCCGCGTGGCGCGCGTTTCGTATCCTTGTCCTTGAGCAAGGCTTCGATGGGGATCTTCGGATAGTCCGCCGCTTGCTCTGGGACTTCAAAGACAGGCATCACATCCAGGCCGATGAAGCCACGGTTAGGCCCATCGATCAGGTATTCATAGGCCAGCGTTCCAAGATCGGGCCGCTGGAGTGTCGTAGCAGAAGTGGGACGGGGCATTTAAGTTACTCCTTAAGCAGCCATCACTTGGCGGGTGTATTCGAGCCAGACGGAATAGACCAGCAGGTCATCCGTACCCATTTCGCCGGCCTTGGGGCCAAAGATCAGCGTCAGCTCTTCCGGCGAGCCGCCGACATCGGCATGGGCAATGGTGGCGGTGTATTCGGTCAGGTTGGTAGTGCCGTCAATTTCATCATCCGTTCCAGCGCAATCGGTATCACCGGCGCCGAGATAGCACTCATGCTCCAGCACCGGGCTATCGGTGGCGCCTGACATCTTGGCGCGCCAATGGACCACGACATCAGCCCCAGGATTGAGGTCTGCCGGCAGGGGAATGCCAAAGGCAGCGACATCAGCGGGGGTGGCGTGATTGTTAAAGCGCAGGACGATTTCCTTGTTGGCTTCCTGGCTAAAACCGCAAGTAGGGTTGCCCTCAGAGACAAACTTCGTCAAAGCCGTTCCGTCTTCCAGGGTCAGCGATGAGAGCGGAATCGGGATGATGCACTGGGCCGATTTGGCATCAACATAGAGTTCGGCCAGGGACGCCTCGACGGTAGCCGTGAGCGTGTGATTGGCGGAATCCGCAATGGAGACGGTGGCGGCGGTGGTGCTGATGACGTTGTAGGGCACCATTTCGACCACATCGCCGCCGCCGGTGCAGGCTTCCATGGCCTGGCCAATAGCGGAACCCGCACCAGCGGAATTATCCGTGACCTTGCCATCGGCAGCGCCATAGAGGATAGCGGCGACGGCGAAGGTATCAGCGGCGACGACTTCCTGGGTACCGGGATAGGTGCGCAGGCGGACGGTTACCGGATCGCCCGAGGCGACGGCGAACTCGGTGATACCGATGTGCTGCTCGCCCAGTCCGGCCACTTCGACCTGCACCGGCAAAGTGGTGGAGGGCGAAGTCAGCTTGACGCGGATATTGGCGCCGATGGCGCCGTTGGCGGTGTAGGTCCGCAAACCAGAATTTTCAGACATGGGGGACTCCTTAAGCGGCGCGGCCGTTGATGCGGCTCAGATATTGAGTGTGCAGATCCGGGTGGCTGGCGGCCACGGCGCGAATGGCGGCACCGCGAGTCTTGCCAGTAGCCACGAGGGCGGCGACTTCGGACTCAAACGTCGCCTGCTGGCCGCCGGTGTCCGGGGCGTGGCGCAGCTCGGCGCCCCCTTGCTGGGCCCAGGCCTCGATGAGCGCGGCGCGGGCCTGCTCCAGGGTGGAACCCTCGGCAATCAGGGCCGGCGCCAGATCGGGGCGGCGGACGCGGCTGCACAGGTCGGTAATGGCGGTGACGCGCGCGCGCTCGGTGGCGGTGGCTTGGGCCGACGCCTGGCTTTCGCGCAGTTGGATCTGCTCCTCGGTGAGAGGGACAGGGGTGTTTTCGGGCGGGGTTGCCGGCCCGGGGACATGTTCTTCGGACATATCAAAACCTCGGATGGTTACCGGGAACTCCGGCGGGGTACCGTCCCGGCGCAACTGAGCACCGGCATCGGCGGGAACGGGGACAATCGACAGCTCAAGCGGCTCGAATTTCGTCACGCGCACCAGGTCGGGCTCGCCCTTGCGCTCCGCCTTCTGGCGCTCCATGCCATGGATGGCGTAGCCAATCGACACGTTGCGCAGGATGCCGGCGGCGATGTCGGCACGAATGCCGGCCACCTCGGGGCGGTCGGAGAGGCGGATCTCGGCATGGCCCTGGCCGCCATCGACCCAGGCGCGCTCGACCACACCAATCACATTGGCCAGGCCGTAGCTCATGTGGGAATTCAGCACCGGGGCGCCGGCATTGAAGCGGGACAGATCGGCGCCGGTCAGGTCCAGTTCTTCCATGAAGACCTCATCCGCCCAGAAGTCGTAGCGGCGGACCTGGGCGCCGGTGCTCCACACCACTTCGAGGGCGGTGCCAGCGGCGGCTTCGCTCGGGCGCTCAATGCGCGCCAGGCGCGTCTGCAAAGGCAAAGTGTGAGTCATGGCGCGGAATCCTCTTGATCATTCGGGGGCGTGGCCGCCACAGCGGCAGGCCCGGTGGGCGGGTGGCGGCCATCGCTATCGAAGGCGATGCCCAAGCCGTCCAGGGTGGCGAGATAGGCGGCGTGCTCGCTGGCCAGCACCAGCGGGTCGAAGCCCTGGGCGCGGATGGCTTGCGGCAGGGACATGAAGCCAGCGCGCACCGCATCGCGCAGGGCGGGGATTTCGCGGGCGGGGTCCACCACCTGGCGGGAGGGCGCCGTCCACAGCGGCTGCTCGGGGCGGCCGTTGAAGCCGCCGATGGCCTCGGCGTCCAGATACCAGCCCACCAGCGGCACCAGGAATTGCGGCGCCAGCAGTTGCCAGCGCCAGGATTCGATGTTGCGTGAGAATTCCTGAAAGCCCATGCGCGCCGAGCTGAAGTTGACCTCGGACAGGTCGCCCGTGAGCACGTCGTAAGGGATGCCGTAATCGCTGGCGACCGCGCGCAAAATCCCTTTCGTGAAGCTCTCGTCATCCTCGGGCTGCGGCGGGCTGGCGAATTCGATATCCCAGCCGGGCGGCAGGTCCTCGACGGCGCCGGGTTCCAATTTGTCCAGCAGGACGTAATCGTCGCGCGAGTCCTGGCCGTCGATTAGCGACGGGTCCGGGATGCGGCGGAAGCCCATGTAGCAGGCGGCGAGGCGCTGGCGCTCAAGCTGGGCGTCCTGGTAGTCGTCCAGCATGCGCAGGCGGTTTATCGAGCCGGTACCCCACGGCATGCCGCGCACCTGGCCGGGGCGGTCGCCGCGGTAGATGTGGAGGATGTCGGCGGCGGCATAGAAGGAGGAGGTGCGGCCGGCGCGGTAGCTCTCGCCGGGGTGGCTGTTGAATAGCCAGTAGCCGACGCGGCGGCCAAGGGCGTCGAACTGGATGCCCTGCTCGATATAGCCATCAGCCAGCTCGGCACGGCGGGAGGAGTCGAGGAAATCGCACTCGAGGATCTGGATTTGCAGCGGGATGGGCCCGGCATCGGCCCGGCGCGGGCGACGGCGCACCAGGACCTCGCCGGACTCGACCACGGCGCGGGCAATGAGGGCGGTGAGGCCATAGCCATCGAGGCGGCCGTCGGCATCGCAGGCGGTGGACTCCCACCAGGCGGACCAGCGCGATTGACGGCGGGCGCTGCTCCATTGGGCGCGCAAGCCGGCGCCGACCCAGTTCGTCACGATTGACTGGATGGCGCGGCGGGCCCAGGGATTGTTACGGGCGAGGTCGCGGTGGCGGTCGCGCAGGGAGACCAGGGCGCCCGCGATTTCGAGATTGGGGCCGGTGGAGCTGGTGCGCCAGTTGGAGTTACGGCGCGAGCGGGAGGCGCCGTCATAGCTGCGCCGGGCGGGGACCATTGGACGGCCATCGGCGCCGAGGATAAGGCTAGTAGCCACGGCCATGTTCCGGGTAGCGGCGGGTGGCGCGGCCCGCCGAGCCGCTGGCGAGCACATCCTGGCGCGCCATTTTGATGGCGTTCATCAGATCGGCGAGAGATTGGTACTGGATGCGGCGGTCGCCAATCTGCACGCTGAGCTGCCCGGAGGCGGCGGCGGTTTCAAGGGCGGCGAGGTGGGCGGAGGTAAAGGCCAAGCGCTCATCCAGGGCAAGGAGGCATGACTTAGCATCGCCCAGGCGGGTGCGCAAAACTACCGGAGTTTGAGAGGGGTGGCGGGCTAAAAAAAAGATGAAAAAAAGTGAAAAAAAGTTTGAAAGGAGCCTTGACACTCTAGCGGTATGGTGTAGAATATTAATCAAGGGAGAGGGAAATAAGGGACGCGGACCTCAGGGGTGAAGCCCCCTGATCACGCAAGGGACAGAGCCTCTGCGAAAGCAAGCCGCCAGAAAGACCCCCGCCCTGCACCTGACCACAAACGAACAACCGGAGAGAGACCAATGAACATCACCAAGACTGCCAATATCACCAGCCACAACCGCATATCGAACCCGATTATGGGGAAAGGAACTGCTTTATGGCACGGCAAAGTGACTGAACCTGGATACGGATTTCCCGAGCCAGGTATTTATGCCATCGTTGCTTGGGACAATTGCCCGCACAAGACAGGATTTGACAACGATGGTTATGCCATCAGCCCAATTTATCTTGGATCGCTGAATCCCTGATAACAACCGCCAAGGCAACCAGAACAACCGAACCCCACCCCAGGCCCACGGACGGGCCGCAATTGGAGAGAGAAGATGAAAACCTGCCGCTTGACGATACACGATCTGACCGGATCGCAGATTGATTGCGCCATTGACCATGACGCAGTGATCGGAATTTTGCGTGAAGAATTCACGGGATCAATGCTGACAGACTCCCGCATCCTAAGGGTGCGTGCGTACCAGTTGCAATCCGCCGCAGAGGAAAACGGCGGAGTCTATGCGGATTTGTGGGAAGCCGTGAAATACGCGGACTTTCTTGCGAAGCAGGGCGATCACGGCTACGGGCGGCCGAATTGGCAAGCAGCCATGGCGGCGCGAAATGCGCCTATTACATTCGATGTGGCGCAATAACCAACCCAGGCCCACGGACGGGCCGCAACCGGAGAGAGACATGAACATCAAATACTACGCCGACAACGACACCATGGGCGACACCAGCGAAGAAGACTGCGACGCCTTCCGGAGCTGGGCGGCGGCGCAACTGCGCACCGAGTACCCTGACCACATCATTGAGGTAATCAATGGCCCATCCCTGGAGCAGTTCCAGACCGACGATGAAGAGAACCGCGAGGAGATCGCGGACTTCTGCGCTCGCCTTTGGGATCGCTGCCCTTGGCCGTTGTAAAACCCCACCACGGCCCACGGACGGGCCACAACCGGAGAGAGAAAATGTATCAACTTATCGACACATTCAATGATCAAGAAATATCCCGCCATCGCACCATTGCGGCGGCAGAAGGCGCCCGGCGGCGGCACCTGGCGCGCGTTCAGCGGGCCAACGGCCCATCGTCGTTCCTCACTTACGATATTCGCCGCGCGGACGGCGGCAAGTTGAGTGAGGCCGAATATGAGGAATACGAACAGGCCCGTTGTGAGCCCTATTGAGGACAGACCATGACCACCAACCGCACCGCCGAAGACGCTTACGCCGCCGCCCACGCCGAGGCCCTTGGCCTTATGGAGGCGATCCGGGAGCAAATCGAAGACATGCCCGCGCCCAGCGATCAGACGAACTGGGGCCATGTGGGCGACATGAACCGCATCGTGACCCTGCTGCGGCCCATCCTGTTTCCGGGAGAGTCATCATGACTTATTACCGCAACCTCCCCCGCCACTTGACGGCGGCCCAAGAACACCAGCTCGACGCCATAGTCCAGAAGGCTACCTCATGCGCGCAAGCGGGCATTGGCTACCCACCGCGCCATGAGAAGCCGCGGATCTGGTTAGAAGACTGCGATCTGGCAATGGCCAGACTGCTGGACCGCGCCCTCACCAACATGGGACTGCTGCCGGAGGAGACGCCATGAGCCAGCCATCCACCCCCGGCGCCGCCCTGGCGGCCATGCGCCCGACCCGGGCCTATCGCTGCCAGGTTTGCGGCGCCACCTTCACCGCCCAGGACCGGCGGGCCAAATACTGCTCCGAAAGGTGCAAACAGGCGGCCAAATACCGGCGCGCTAAGACCGCCAAACCTACCCCAGCCACTCCCCCTTCCGCCGGCGAATAGTCGCCGGGCTGGCGCTGACCCGGCGCGACAGCGCCGGCACGCTCAGGCCGGCGGCGAGGCCGGCGCGGATCTCTTCATCGCGCTGGCGACGGTCGATGACCTGGATGTACACCTGGGAGCCGCCCCATCGCTGGCGGGTCTCGGCGATGGCGCGGCGGCACAGGTCGCGGTCCAGGCCCAGGTCCAGGAGGCGGCTTAGGGCGTCGGCGAGGGGGTCTTGCATCGCTCAGCAGCTCACAGCCAGGAGGACTGACGGCGCTTGATGGCGGCGCCTTCCGCCGCTTCCGCCACGGGCGGGCGCAGCCCCACCGCGCGCGGCGTATAGGCGGGGTCGGCGGCGCGGCGGGCCGTGACCTGGGCGAGGTCCACGTTGCTCAGGCGCATGGCGGCGAGGGCATAGACCAGGCAATCGAGGGCCTCGTTGCGCGGGCGGGTCTGTACCCACTCCTGGAAGGGGCGGGAGCCGCGAAATTTGGTCACCAGGCGCTCGGCGCCAAGCTGGGCGAAATACTCATCATCGCAGGCGCCGCCGCGCGGGAAGTGGACATAACCCGGGCGCGGGCTGGCCGGGGTGGGGGCCTGGGGCAGTTTGAGGCGGGCATAGAGCAGGCCCTTGCCCTGGTCCACGCCGATGGGTTCCACTTGCAGGCCGGTGCGGGTCTTGCGGCGGCGGCGTTGGCGGCGACGGCGTTCGTCTTCGACCAGGGGGCGGAACAGGCCCGGCACGCCCTTGATGGCCACGCACCAGGGGCGGCGACGGCAGAAGTCGTAAACCAGGCTGGTGTTGTAGCCCGAATCGAGGGCGGCGATCTGCACCTGGGCATCCAGCAGAGTATCGTGCAGCTCCTCCCAGACCTCGGCGGCGGTGGTATCGCCGGGGATGATGAAATGGTCCAGCACCCACGCCTCCTCGCCCGCCCCCCAGCCGACAACGGTAGCCTCCAGGCGGTCCTTCTGCACATCCACCCCGGCGCTAACCAGGGCCAGCGGCAGGGCGGCGGCCTGGTAATCCTCCAGCCGGCTGATCAGGCTCACATCGTCGAGGCTTTCGCCCTGCTCCTTCCAGGTCTGGCCGAGGTAGGTGTTGATGAAGCCCTTCAGCTCCGCCGAATCGCCCTGGCAGGACTCCCACTTTTGCGCGATCTGCGTCCAGGTCAGGCCCAGGCCGATGGGGGCATAGAGGGCATTGAGGTGGTAGCCATGGGAGTCTTTGACGTGGGGCCGCCGCGCCACCCAGCGGCCGGCGGCGAGCATGGCCGGCTTGTGGCCTTCGGCGATCTCGGCACCGCACTCGTGGCAGACGTACCATGCCTCCAGCACCTGCGCCAGGGGGTGCGGGTCATTGGCCGGCGGCGGGGCCTTGCGATAGTGCAGATGGGCCCATTCGAGCGGCTGATAGGCGTGGCAATGGGGACAGGGCACCTCGTAACGGCGCTGGTCCGAGCGCTGGTACATCTGCTCGATGCGACTTTGGCCTTCGAGGGTCGGGGTGCTGACCATGTAGGTCTTGGCGCGCGTGAAGGTTCTTTGGCGGTTGGCGATGAGGGTCAGCGGGTCGCCCTCGCCGCCCACGTCCCACGGCATGGCATCCACCTCGTCCAGGATGACATAGGGCAAGTGGTCCGAGCGCAGGGAGTCGGGCGAGTTGGCGCCAGCCTTGATCAGGCGGGCGCGGGCGCCGTATTCGAGCAGATCGCCGCGGTTGGCGCGGTTGCGGGAGGCGGTGGTGACCAGGCCAGCCAGGGCCGGGCTTTCGTCCAGCATCTTAGCCAGGCGCGGGTTGAAGGAGCGGTCGCGCAGCTCGAGGGTAGGCACCACTACCAGGGCGTCCTTGCTGCCGAGGTGGTGCATGAGGTAGCCAATCCAGTTGTACATCGCTTCCGTGCCGCCGACGCCCGCCGATTTCATGAAGACGACGGTGCGCACCGGCGAGTGCTCGGAGAGGTCGTCCATGATGGCCCGGAGGTAGGGGGTGACGGCGGTGCGCCAGGGCCCCGGCGAGTTGGTGCCGCTCTTCAAATGGCGATGGCGATCCGCCCATTGCGACACGGTGAGGATGGGCTTGGGCTTGAGGCCGCGCGCCAGGCGTTGGCCGATGAGCGGCAGGGCCGGCGTGGCGGTGGCGAGGGCCTGGCCCAGCTCGGCCATGACGGCGTGCAGGGTATCGCTCAGCAGGTAGTGGACGCGCGTCTCGTCACTGGCGCCGGCAATGGCCGTCAGCCAGCGCTGCTCCAACCGCGCTAGCGCTTGGCGCACCAGGGCGCGCGCGGCCTGGCCGCCGGCAATGGCGGCGCGGGTGTCGGCGGTGGCGCCGACCAGCTCGCGCAGTTCCTCCTTGGCCACCTCCAGCCGCAAGGCGTCCTTGATGAATTGCTGGTCGGAGAGGCTGGACATGGGTTAGCGGCTGGCTGGTCCTAGGCGGCGGGGGCCAGCACCGGCCGCTGGCCGGTGTGATCGAAATAGCGTTGCAGGGTGACCGCGACATAGCCGGGGCTGATTTCGATGGCGCGGCAGTGGCGCTTCAGGTTTTCGCAGGCGATTAGGGTAGTGCCGGAACCTGAGAATGGCTCGTATATTGTTTCGCCATTTTCGGTGGTGCGTTTCATTAACCATTCCCAAAAACCAATCGGTTTTGAGCATGGATGTCCTAACTTTTCGGCGGATTCAGTATGAACAATAGCATCTGGATGGCTGCCTTTTCCTTTCGCCAGTTTTGGATCTTTTCCGTAGCACAGTATTGGCTGCCAGCAACAAAATCCCCACGGACCAACTCCTGTCCCTGCGGGTGTGAACCATGCCATTGTCCATGTTGGAGCAGGATAAATGCGATGATTTGTTGTCCCTGGCGTCAAAACAACAACAGATGCAATGTTCTTAGATATTAACAAAAATTCTGATATAAGTTTTTTCAATCCATCTAAGGAATCATCGTAAACATCGTATTTGTTCTTTTTGGAAACTGTATCGCCGATACCATACGGCGGATCGGTTAAGCATACATTCGCCTTCTCGCCGCCCATCACGCGCGCCACATCCTCGGCCTTGGTCGAATCCCCACACAGCAGCCGATGCGCGCCGAGGTGCCAAAGCTGGCCGGATTCCACGCCCCACTTGACGCGCAGTTCTTCGGCGCGGTCGATCTGCGGTTCGGTATCGGCGCCTTCGCTGAAGGGGGCGGCGGGATCGGCGGCGGCGAGGAGTTCGGCCAGTTCGCCATCTTCAAACCCCAACAGGCCAAGATCGAATGCCATCTCGCCCAGGGCGGCGATCTCGGCGGCCAGCGTCTCCAGATCCCAGCCGGCATTGATCGCCAGTTTGTTGTCGGCAATGACATAGGCCCGTTTTTGGGCGGCGCTGAGGTGGCCCAGGCGCAGGCAGGGCACCGTGACCAGGCCGATCTGTTGGGCGGCGAGGACGCGGCCATGGCCGGCGATGATTTCGCCAGCGGCATCAATGAGGACCGGATTGGTCCAACCGAACTCTTCGATGCTCGCCACCAGTTGCGTGATCTGCGCCGGGCTATGGGTGCGCGCATTGCGGGCATAGGGCGTCAGGCTGGCCAGCGGCAGGTATTCGAGTTGAGCGGGATCGGGCATGGGGGCTCCTGGGTGATGGGCGCTCAGCGCATGGTGCGGATGGCGTTCTCTACCGCCGTGCTGAGGTTCGGCAGCAAGTGGGCGTTGGCGTACTTCTGGCCAATGCCGATGAAGTTGAAGCGCTTTTCGTAGCTGGGCGCCTTGTCCACGGCGATCATGCGCAGTTTCCACTTGCCGCGCTCCCAGTTATCCGCGCCGCCCGAGATGGAGAATATGCCGGAGAAGGGCCGGCCACGGCGGGAGGTGAGGGTAGCCCACATATAGACGCGGCCAGCCACGGCGAAACCATTACGGCGGCGGCGGTTGCCCCTAAGCCGGGTCTGGGTGATGGCGGGGTTGTACTGCGCGCGGCTGTAGGCATCGATGTCCGCCAACATCTTCTGCATAGTGGGCCCGCGCACGTTGCCGTAACGGTTGAAGGGGTAGTTTCTCGCTGGCATCAACCATTGATCAGGACGCAAGAAGGTGCCGCGAAGCCAGTTTTCCGACCCCTTAGCTTTGCGGGTGGAGGGGTAGCCTGGCACATGGGGCTCCAGGTGGCTGAGCTGACTAGGATCGTAGGTGGTGGTTGGCGTAATGCCCAGGCCAATATCCAGCCAGGGCTGCGTCTTGGTGGCCCAATGGCCGATAGCGACCTTCTTCAGGCTGAAGGGGGTGGGCCGGTCGAAGACTTCGCCCATGGTGGCGCGGACCTTGGTCATCATGCCCGAGCCCGTTTTGTTGAGGGCTACCATGGTGGCGTAGGGCAACTGGGTGCGCTGGATGGCGGTGAGCTGCTGCTCCAGTTCGCGGAAGCCGGTGGCTTGAACGGTGATCATGGTGCCTCCTCATTCACTTGGCATTCATCGCCGGGTTCGTCTTCGATCTTGACCAGGCGGTAGCGCTCGAAGACGCTAGTCAAGGCATCAACGGTGTCGTCGCCGCCTTCGACATATTTTTCGATAGTCACCATCGCCGCCTCCCCCGCTGGCATGTCCAGCGTAAAGCGATGGGTGAATTGTGGCAGGCCGAGGGCCTTGGCGATCTTCATGGCATCAGGGCCATGCCCCGTGAGTAGCTTCATGGTCTGGGATGGTTTGTTTTGCGGGGTGGGCGGCTTAAGCGGCTCCCATCCCCACGGCCAGCGTTCGGGATTCATGGTGTGCTCCGGGTGTAAGTCTGGCGGCTGAGGTTTGAAGATGGCCGCGCGCGCCAGGCGCGATGGGCCCACATGGCGGTAATGGCGCCGATGCCGCCACCGAGGCCGATCCATGGCCAGCTTGCCCAGCCATCGACGACGATGACGCCCACCACGGCGATCTCCCCAGCAGCAATGAGGAACGGCGTCAGGGCCGCCGCCAGGTAGTGACCGTGAATGACGTTTTGCTGTTGCACCGCCCTACCGAAAACAAGCAGAGCGGTGGCAGCCATGGCCAGGAGTGCGGTAGTCATGCCGCCAGATCCGCAAATAGGTCTTTGTTGGCGAGTCGCGCCTGGCGCACGTTTTTCACGGCGACTTCCCAATAGCTGCGCTTGAGTTCCACGGCGATAGCGCGCCGGCCCATCAGAATGGCGGTATAGGGCTCGCTGCCGATGCCGCCAAATGGCGATAGCACCAGATCGCCGGGATTGGTCCACAGATCGATGGCGCGCTCGATTACGTCCAGTTGCAGGGGGCAGATGTGGCGCTCGTCATCGTTTTCCCGCGCGCAGGCGAATTGCAAAGTGCGGGATGGGTTGATGTCCATCCATACCGGGCTGGCGTAATGCTGCCATTTCTGGACTGGGAATGATTCGTTCGTGTGAGTTACGGGATCAGGGTTATCGCCAGGGCGCCTCATGGTGACCAGGTAATCCGGGATGCCCTGGCGGCTCATGGTGGAGTCCTTTTTGATCTGCTTGTGCAGCAAGCCGAGGGCCTTGGTGCGCTGCATGGCGGTTACCGGGTCTTTCCAGATGCAAACCTCCGAATGGAAAATCCAGCCCTTAGCGACAAACAGGCGGATCAGTTCGCCGCGAAAGTCACGGATGCCGATATAGCCCTCGCGCTGTTTCATGATCGGGATATTGGTGCAATGGAAAGACAGCAGCCGCCCGGGCTTGGTGACGCGCAGCAGTTCGCCGATCAGGAAGTCGAAATGCTGATAGAAGGCCTCGGAATCCTTGCAGTTGCCCATGTCGCGGTCGGAGTTGGAGTAGGTGTAAAGCGAGGCAAAGGGCGGGCTGAAGATAGTGTAATCGATGGTTTCCGCCTCGATTTCGGCCACCACTTCCACCGCATCGCCCAGATACATCTCCCAGCCCTCGCCGCGCGCCACGTCGCGACTGTAGTCGGTCTTTTCGATGGTCGCGCCGAAGACGGTTTTCTGCATCATTTCTCTCATATGCTCTACCATGCGATAGCTCATCTCGTTGTGCCGGGCCTCTTTGGCCTTGAGGTTTTCCAGGATCAGGCCCTCGCTGGCGCCAAGGAAAACGCTCACATCGACGGGATCGGTCTGTCCGAAGCGCCAGGAGCGGCGGATGGCCTGGTAGAACATCTCGAATGAGTGGTCCAGACCGACAAAGGCCATCTGGTGGCAATGCTGCCAGTTCATGCCGAAGCCGCAGATGGAGGGCTTGCTGATAAGGACGCGCAGGCGACCATCGGCGAAGTCGTCCATGGCGCGCTCTTTATGCTCGATGGAGTCACTGCCCGCCACCGCCACTGCGCCCGGGATGGCCTTCGCCAAGGCCGCGGATTCGTCGTTCAGGTGGCACCACACCAGCCATGGCCCCGGCGTGGTGTTGACCAGTTCAGCGCACTGGCTTACCCGCTCGGCCATGGATGCGCGCTTAGCGAGGCGCTGGTCGGTCAGCGTCAGGGCATAGCCGCCGAAAAGATCGCCGCCGATATTGCCGGCATCCACATGGCGCTCGATCAGGCGCAAGGGCGGCAAGTCATAGCGGGAGCCGTCAAAGCCGAGATCGCTGGGCGAGCGGATCACCACCGCCCAACTGGCCATCCATTCCCAGAACTTCACCGCGCCATGCTTTTTGAGGCGCCAGTTCGAGGTATCGCCGCCATCATGGGTAAAGAACATGGCCAGCATCTCCACGCGACTCATGATGCCCAGGAATTCCGACTGGTTGCCGAGTTCCATGTAGTCATTCGGCGAGGGGGTGGCGGTGCAGGACAGGCGATAGGGAATGAAGCGGCACGCCTCGATAATCTTGGTGCGGTATTTGCCGTCATAGGATTTGAGGATAGAGCTTTCATCCAGGACCAGGCCGGCGAAGCGATTCAGGTCAAAGCGCTCGATCATCTCGTAATTGGTGATCCATAGCCGCGGCTCTGGGCCAATGGTGGCATCCGTGCGAACATAGGTGATCGGCGCCACGCTAAAGCGCACGGCCTCCCTGACGGTCTGGTGGGAGACGGACAGCGGCGCCATGATCAGCACCGGCTGGCCCGTGTGGTGCATTACCTCCTCGGCCCAGGCCATCTGCATGAGGGTCTTGCCGAGGCCGGTATCGGCAAAGATGGAGGCGCGGCCGCGTCTTAGGGCCCATCGCACAATGGCGCGCTGGAAATCGAACAGTCCCGCGTTGCGCGGATCGCAGTCAAAGCCGCTGGCCACGTCCTCCAGGCGTTTTTTGTTCAGGTAGTCCTGGTAGTTTGCTATGCTAGGGAAAGTCATGATCTGCACTCCTTATCAGTGCGGTTGTGACAAGCCTGGGCCGGCCCTATACCGGCCCGGGCGCCTTCAAATACGGGCGGCATCTGCCGCTCTCCCCTCTGCCCGCCGCGCCACGGCGCCATCCCGACCAGCCGCCCCAGGGCGACGCCTGACTCCAGCGTTATCTGCCGCGCGATCATGCCTGCCCCTCGCGGTGCGGGCCGGTGGTGCTGCGAATGGCGCGCAGGGCATCGATGAGGCCGGCGTCGAAGGCGCGACCGACACGGTGCAGTTCGGGATGGAGCAGGCGGGCGCGTTCGCTGGCGCTGGACACGGCGGCGAGGCGGGCGGCGAGCTGGTCCACGACGCGCTGCAGGTGATCATGCAGGCGGGCGCCGAGGCCATGGCTTTCGCGGCCGATGTCGTCCACCAGCAGGCGCAGGCCGCGCTTGAGGGCGATCTCGATCTTGGTCTTGGCGTTTTCGGCGGCGAGGATCTGGCCCTTGAGGGCGGCGCGGTCGCCGGCGGCGACGGGAGCGGCGGCGAGCGCGGCGGGCGCGTGGGCGGGCGCTGGCGCCGTTGGCGCGGTGGGGGTGGTATCAGCGGGTGCCTCGGCGGCGGCGGCGCCGTAGGCGGGCGCGGGCGGGGCCGTGGCGCGCGTGGCGGCGTGGCGCTCGACCAGATCGACGCGGTGACCGCGGGTGGCGGCGAAGCGGGCGGCGCTGGCCTCGATGTCGAGCAGGCCATGGGCGGCGGCGTTGGCATCGGCGGCGGGCACCAGGCGGCCGGCGGCGAGGGCGCGGTTGATGGTGCTGCGGTTGACGCCGAGGCGCCGCGCCAGTTCGGCCTGGGTGCCGTAGGGGCGGGGGCTGCTCATTCGCCCTCCTCCAGCTCGGCCAGCTCGCGGGCCTCCGCCTTGCCCGCCTCGCGGAACAGGTCCGGCTGGCATTGGGCGGCACGCAGGCGCTCCACGGACAAGGCCAGGTAGTCGGGGTTCAGTTCGATGCCGAGATAGCGGCGACCGTGGCCGGTGGCGACGGCGCCGACGGTGCCGGAGCCGGAGAAGGGATCAAGCACCGTATCGCCCAGCCGCGAGCCGGCGAGGATGCAGGGCTCCACCAGTTTGGGCGGCATGACGGCGAAGTGGGCGCCGGCATAGGGCTGGGTGGCGATGGACCAGACGGAACGGCGGTTGCGGGTTTCGTTATCAATCCTTTCGGCATCGCTGCTGCGCCCCATTTGATGCGTTGCCGTCTTGCCGGCGTTGAATAACGATCCGGCTGCCCCTTTGACTGGCGTCTCCTTCATCGCCCCCGCATCCCAGTAATACCGCGCCGATTTGGTCAGCAGGAACAGGTATTCGTGGGCTTTGGTGCAGCGGTCGGTAACGGATTCGGGCATGGGGTTGGGCTTGGCCCAGATGATGTCCTGGCGCAGATACCAGCCATCGGCCCGCAAGGCAAAGGCGACACGCCAGGGGATGCCCAGCAAGTTTTTAGGCTTGATTCCGGTTACCAGTTTTGTCTGTTGTCTGTCACCGAATGGCTTGTTAGTTCCGCTGTTACCTGCACGGGTCGGGTTATAGCCATCGTGGCGGCCAATTTCTCCGCTCGCATAGCTATCCCCCAGATTCACCCAGCACACGCCATCGTCCTTCAGCACCCGCCGCACCTGGCGGAAGACTTCGACCAGCTTGGCGACGTATTCAGCGGGGCTGGGCTCCAGGCCGATCTGCTCGGCATGGCCGTAATCACGCAAACCGAAATAGGGCGGGCTGGTGACGCAGCATTGGACCGACTGGTCCGGCAGGCTGGCGAGCACCGCCAGGCAATCGCCCTGGTAGAGGGCGGCATCGCCGATGTGGAGCTGTGCCCTCATTCGCCCTCCTCCGCGTCATCCGCCAGGCGGGCATGGATGTGGAAGCCAGCCAGCAAGGCGATCAAGCCGCCGATGATGGCGACCAGGATCAGGAAGGTGAAGAGGATCTCAAGCATGGGCGGCGCCCTCGGGACGAAACCAGCCGGGTAACAGCGGGGAGACGGCGGACCGCACGGGGAGGGG